CCTATATTTATCGACGGCACGGGGTCTGACAACGTCATAGACGAGTATAAAAACATACATAAGCCCAATGCACCCAAGGGTACAAAAGTCTTGCTTGAAGTAGGTGATATGCTAGTATATAGTGGCTGTAAACTCGAACACTGGCGAGAGCCTTTTGACGGGGACATATGTGGCCAAGTATTCTTACATTATAATCATGTGAATGGCCCATTTGCTGATAAAAACAGATTTGATGGAAGACCAAAGCTAGGTCTACCATCGTTTGTAAAATAGTATTATAATGGAGTCATATGCTACAAAAAATAGGGTTTCAACCTGGTATCAATAAACAAATCACACCAACTGGAGCTGAAGGGCAATGGATTGATTGTGATAATGTTAGGTTTAGATATGGCACACCTGAAAAGATAGGTGGTTGGAAACAATTAGGTGAAAGTAATTTAACTGGTGCAGGACGTGGACTTCATCATTATGTAAATAGTCTTGGTAGAAAATATGCTATCATTGGGACAAATAGAATTTTATATGCATACTCAGGCGGTGTATTTTATGACATACATCCAATTAAATCTACAAACACATTAACAAGTGCATTTACCACGACTAACGGATCAGCTGAAGTTACAATAACATTTAGTGGTGATCATGGTATCAATGCATCTGATATTGTATTATTAGATAATTTTTCTACAATTACAGGTTCTAACTTTGGTTCATCTGATTTTGATAATAAAAAATTTATGGTGACTACTGTGCCATC